TCGTCAAAATAAACTTTTTGCCCTGCTGCCATTATGTTATATCTCTTTTTTCTGGTCTATTTCCTAATCTTGGTATATCATACCCATCATAGTCTACAGATATAATTTCTAATATATCATCTGACAAGCCATAGTATCTTTGGTTTGCTACTGTACTAAATGTAAACGCACCTGATAGCATTCTGGTTCTACGTGCAAACTCTTCCATACCTGCGTTAAGCCATAAACGTATTTGTGCTTCACTAACATCTGGATGATGTTGCCTTACCATTTCTATCATTTGCTTTTGCGTCATTTTTGTTCCACTATTCTTTGTAATTCTTTTTCGTACTCAATCTTTAGCTGTTGAGCAAAACTTGCTGTATTTGTTGCAAGTTCAATATCTTCATTGTTTTGATCTTCTGATGCTAACTTCATCATAAACTTTGCAGCTGCTCATAAAGTAACTGCATACTCTGCTGCACTAGGAAAATCTGATATAGCATTATCACTATGTGCTATTGTTGGATACGTATACGATAGTATCTCACCTTCTTCCCCACTACCAGGTGCAGGTAATATAATTAAATCTTTACCTTTAAAATAAAATACTGGATCTTTTTTATTAACAGCATCTGCATAGTATATACTACCAGAGTCAGACAAAGGTCCACTAGCACTAAAGGGTTTTTCATTTGCATAGTATCCATTTCTAGATATAGATAAAATTCTTTTATCATGGATACTTGTTGGATTACTAGTTACCTGGGTAACTGTAGCGTTTCTAATAAGAACGTCTTTAGGCAACCTGTCTACGACTTCACATGCTGTAGCTGTAAGCATGTCGTTTAAGCCACTAGTGTCACTTATTGACCTTCCTATTAAATCTTCTACTTGTAATTTAAATGTTTGCATTTATTTCCTTATAGGATAGGGGGTAGAATTAACTACCCCCCATTACCTTATTTATCAACCGCTTGAATCAGCTGCATTGTCAGCTACTGCATACATAGTAACATAATAATGAGATCCATCGCAGAATATATCTACTCTTTCACCCACAACTGCATTACTAGCTACAAAAGTAACTTTGTCAGCTGCATCAATTACGACATTAGTGTCACCACATTCTACACCACGCATAACGTCAGCAGTTCCACCAATGATATCAAAATCATTAGCACCTGCTGTTCCAAGGAAAAAAGTTCCTTGCCATCCTTTAGCATCGCCTACTGCTGGTAATGTAATGTCATATGCACCAGCTTGGGAGCATACAAATACTTTACCTGTATCAGCTTTTGCTAAAGTTTGTGAAGATGCGAGTGCTTTTATGCCAGCACTAGTTCCGCCTATATATGGTCTAGCCATGTTAAACCTCCCTTAATCTGTTATTTTAAATAACTTATGAGATTCAATCAAGGTTATACCAATGCCTTCGTCAGACATGTACTGATCCTTAACACCATCAAACGCATTATCAGTTTTGATATTTGTTTGATATACTGGAGGTCTGTATGTAGCGTGGAAAAGATTTTCCTCTGATACAACGACCATGTGTTTGTTATAAGGACCACGTAGTACTGGTGTTGGAATTAACATCAATACTCCATGAGGAGTTTCTAACTGACGATAGTTAAAGCCCATTGAGCTACGCTCGGAAGAACTGATATTTACATTCCAACCTGAGTTGCCTGCAAAACCAGAAGAACCTTCCATCTTAGACCAATAGCTCATTGCACCCATTCCACAGAAAGCCATTTTCATGCCTGCCTCAGGAACGTATTGGAATACTTTTTCCATGTCATCTACAAAGCTACTATAACTATAAGATGCTTCAGATACAGTAAACACGTTCTGGTCATCGCCAGAAGTTGCACCGTAATCTTCTAAAGCAGTTACAATACCTTTAGTTGTACGAACTACGTTACCATTTGCATCAGTTGCATATCCATCAGTAAATGATTCGTTAGATGCACTATCACGTGAATCAGCAAGACCAGTTCCAATTGGAGAATCGCCAAATAAAAAGGCTCTTTCTTTTTGAATCTTATGCTCTTGTGATTTCTGTAAACGTAGTCTTGCTAACTCAGAAGACTCACCACGAAGTGCTGCTGCCTCAAGGGTACCAGTAATTTGTAGTGGAGTTTTAAATATCTGAGTAGTGTTATAAACAACCTTAAGTTCGTCTGCCCATGAATCAGGAGCTTCTGTTCCTTCACCATGTGCATTACCTACTACAATAAATACATCATTGTCAGCTGCGTCTAAAGCTGCTGCGCCAATGTTTTTGTATTTTAGTTCGTCTGTACCGACTGCTGTAATAAGAGCATGTCCTCTTAATGTTGTTTTTGTTTCATCCCAAACTTCGCACTCAAGACCAAGATAAGAACTATCTACACTAGAAGCTAATCCAACGATACCGTCAACTGCTACTGCTGTTCCTAGTTCTGCTTTAGAAGCTACAGAGGCAGGATTAGCTGCCAATGAAAACTCTTGTTTATTCCATGGGTTACGATGTTCGAACATTTTAAAAGTGGGATCATTAGGTGTTCTCTGTTCCTGATTAGCCACAACCGTTGTAAACGGGGTTACATCAGTCCAAAGTTCTTTTACGACTTGTGGGCTGATGTAAAAATCTCGCCGATCAGTATATAAGACACCTGAGCCACTTAGGTTTTTTCCTGTTGCCATTTTACTATTTCCTTAGTTTACTCTGTTGTAATAAGGCTGCATTAAACATATCTTGTTCATTCATTGGAGCTTGAGTAGTTCCTGTTTCCACGGATGGAGTTCTAGGAACTGATAAAGCTTGTTGTGTTTGAGCATATTGTTGTTTCTTCTGTTCAGCACTTATTTGATTAGGTGTTGGAGCATTCTGTATATCAAATAGCTTAGCCAATACATCAAGAGTAACGTTATTAGGATTTGTAGCCCAGCCAATAAAATCAGCTGCTTTCATATCATCCCATCCATAAGAACTTTTTACAGAGTTATATGCATCATTCATCATTGACTTTTCTTGTTGCTTAGCCATCATTTGTTCTTGTTGTGCAACACGTGCATACTCTATGTTCTTGAGATAGTCATATCGTTGGTCTTGGTATTGTTCTTTAGCCATTCTATATCTAAAAGAATCGCTCTCTGGATCGTTATAGGCATCTACTTCACTGTAGTTCATCGGTCTTTCTGGTGGCGTAGGCTCCTTCAACAAATCATCCTGTGGCTGTGGTTGGGTTTCGTTGGAGACTGGAGCTTGTTGCATAGAATTAACAGCTTTCTTATATAAATTAAGTTCAGCTGCCATGCTTTGTGCTTCATTCTTAGCCTTATCAGCCTGTGATTGCCAATATGCCATTCTATTCGGATCCTCTTTTGCAGATACATCTAGCTCAGCAACCGAGCTGCCCTGCTCAGTTTGAACTTCTTGTGGAGTTTCCCCCATAGGTGCTTGGGTAATTGAAGGTTCGAGAGGTAAGGTATCTGCTACAGGTTCTGGTGCAGGTGCATCAAATACATCTACTCCTTGACCTTGACTTACTTCTTGAACTTCAGCATTACTCTGTGTTTCCATTATTCCTCCAATGGTATTATTTCATCGTTTGTAGCTTCTTGCTCAGCAACGACATTTTTTATTTTCTTAAGCTCATCATCTGACCTAGCACTATATAGCTTAGATGCCATATCGGCTCTATTAGCTGATTGCTCTAGGTCTGTTTTGAACTTTTCTATTTCAACTCGCTGACGTGCATGAACGAGTTCACGTCTAGCAGTCTGCAAGTCTCCTTGCAAGTCTTTAATTGTAGCATCTTGTGATTGTACTTGACTCATTAGTTTGCTCATCTTAGAAGATCTATTCATAACATCTTCTACATTAGCTATCTCTGTTTGTTTAAGTACTTCAATCTGATCTATAATTCCAGACTTGTACAATTCCATATAGTACTCGAAACGAGCATATCTATTAGATGGAAGTGTAGAGCCAGAAACTACTATTACATCATATTTTCCAACTGTTACATCGTTTAACTTACCTAAGAACTCACCACTAATTTGGTCGTACACAGGTTCGTTTATTGTTACTTCTTTTGGTTTATGATTTGGTTGTAGTAGTCTCATGACTTTCATTGTTGTGTAAGTATATTGAATAAACTGTACAACAATCTTTGCAACTTGATTGACACATTCCTCTATGTCATCACGTTTTGACTTAATTCTTCTTTGTCCATATTCATCTAAAGCAAGAGTCCCTTTGTATGTCTGTGGAGTAGCATTAGGATCACC